CACCAGATGCACCGTTTTCAAGTTGTGACCAAAAAGAGATTCCTGGCAATATTAAGTCAATCATGTTTTTATTGAACAGACTCTTTACAGCATAATGCCTTAATTTGTTGAGTGCTTCTGACTGATCGAACACATCGTGATAACTATTCCTGTATCCGTAGGTTCCATAAGAAGTTACGAGGTTTATATAACGGGCATCAAACTCATCGAGTGTTTTAGTCTCGTTGTCGATAGTAAGTTTCTGTTCGTCATCAAAAACATTTTGTTTGCCTCCCTTCATCATACCACCTTCAGTGTCCATCTTCTCTATAAGATCGGTTACACCAAAATGCCTAGAATATCTTTGACTGCTAAACACATCATAAGAACTCATCATAGCACCAGCAGAACTTTCTGCTGCTAGTTTCAAGGTGTCTTGTAAGTTCTCAAATGAGATTTTCTTTACGATAAATGCCTGCTTCGAAATGTCTGCACCACCAGCAGATTGTCCTCTCGCCTGAGAATATAGGACAGGAAGTTCTTCGTTCCAGATTTCTTTTTTGTACATATCCTCTAAATTACCAAAACGAATAACATCTTTGCCGCCATTTAATTGTTGATCATAAATCGTTTGATATGCATAAAAAGGTGCGCCAATTTTAGTTGTTGCTCTGTCCATTAACCATTCAACTGCTTCTAAAGGACTAATGTATGGCGTAATAATTCTTACAGGTGACTGCTTACTTTTTTGCCCATCCATATAGTTTCTATCAGTTCGCACTTCTAAGTGGTTCTTTAGTATAGACTCAGATATATCTTCTAATTTACCAGTGTAAGAACGAGAGATTTTTATAAACTGATCTTTGTATGCATGAGGCGCAATCAGGTTTAAATGGTACATTTCACTACGCTCACTCAGTTTCCTGACTTGAACAATAGATACGATGTTAAACTTTATATCTACCTTTGCTTGAGGTATTTCCGGAATCTGAATACTCAAGTCTATTTGCTCAGTGCCTTTCAACTTTATTTCGTCAAACACACCAAGATCGTCAAATACCAGTATTTGTCCAGTAACATAAGGTTTTTCTAGATCTTCGAAAAAATCTATTTCGGCGATCATTTGTTTTACGTCATAGTCATCGCTCAGTCTGTCTGCGCTGATTACTGCTTTCGTAATGACATATTCTTGTTGTACATTCTGTACCATGTTATGATCTCGCAGTCAACAAGGCATTCCATTCAGTCAGAACTTGACTTATAACATCAGGTTTAATAACTTTTATCGAACGCAACTCGTCGTTGGTTTCCCTCAATCTTTCGAAATATGATACAGATTTTCTGGTATCTACACTAGACCATATAAAAGGATAAGGTGCATCGTCTGAATAACTTGGTTGCACCCAATTACCATCAGCATCTTCGTAATGATGCGGGGCATCGTACTGGCGATAAGTTTGAACATTAGTCGTTCTTTCATACTGAGTTGTTGGCGTGAAATTATAATTTCCTGCTATGATATATTTCGCAGAAGCTTCGTCAATAGTGACAAGACTGCCTGTATTAATTCCTGGCAACACACCATCAGTAATCGTTGGAAACGGAGTGCCTTTAAAGTCGATATGAAGTAACGCCAAGTCTTGATCTATTCGTACTATTTGACCTGCTCTTTTGTCTTGTTCAAACCATACATATGCTCCAACTTTGAAACTATTAGATCGAGACAACGGTTTGTTTGGTTCTGAATCTTCGCCTAGTTGTATCAAACTCACAGTACCAGTCGTGCGCACTGATAAATTCGGATAGTATTCTTGCGCTCTCCGGTATAGTTGAGAGTTAGCGATTGGCCAATGTTGTTCTCTCAGGTGATCATTCATCAACCAGAACGTCCAGTAATGATCTGACGTGCCATAAAGTTTGAAAGAAACTTGGTCAGGTCTTTCGCTGTTTTGAATTTGATAGTTCTGATAAAACGAGACATATTCTTTTATTTGATCTAGGATGTCAATATAAACACTTATGTTTTGAAACTTTGTGGATGTTTCGTTGTTGCCGAACTTGTATAATACTTCTGGGAATTTTCTAAAATAATTACTCATATTAGAACCCCTCCTCAATCGCTGCTCGATCCAGTGTTCTAGATTCGGTCAGCGTTATGTTTATATCGGTTTCTAAGAATGCTACGTCTCCCCCATTTTCTTGCACCAAACTTTGTCCAGTTGGATTATATGCTGCACTAAATGCTTCGATATAGCAAGGAGCGACCTTGGGCGCGAGAGGCGATAGTTCATTGTTGTAATACATTTCTATTTGGAAACGATTCGGGAACTTATAACCAAGGGATGTTCCTTTTACTTCTCCACCACCGATGCTTTCAGGATACATTTCTAATCTAAAAATTTTGATTATGTCTTTTATCGCTTGGGATTCAGCAGCATTGGTAGGAATCAATTTAAAGTTAAACTGAAATGAACGCAGACTAACCTGTTTGAACAAAGCACGAGTGTTTGGGTTTGGCGCAACTTTAGTTCTATCCTGTACTGCTTGACCTACTTTCGGCATAAACTTTTTAATGGTCTCAGTACCAACCATCTCAAGGAGTCCGTCATCGGCAAGTTGTTCAAAGGCAGATCCTTCAAATCCATTTACCATCATACCTGCTGCGCCTGTCTCTACGTTCTCATATTGAACGCGATCAGCATACAAAGCGCCAGCAGGGAAATATAGGTTGACGACTGTGGACAATGGCGCATCAGTTTCGTCAACTAGGGTGAACCGTATTTCAGAAGGATATCCCTCGTCCTTTACTGGAAATTTAGCCATGAAAACACTCTCGTTGATAAATAAGGTTGTTATTATTTCAGTTATTTATATACAATGCCGAGGACTTACAAGGGGAAGTACACAGTAAAACACCCCAGCAAGTACAAAGGGAATCTTGAGGAGGTCGTGTACAGGTCTAACTGGGAAAAATCAGTTATGATTTGGTTGGACAATAACTCCGAAGTTGCCAAATGGAACAGCGAAGATTTTATCATACCATACTACTACGACGTCGACAAAAGGTGGCACAAATATCACGTTGACTTCTGGATTAAGTTCAAAAGCGGAAACGTATTGCTAGTAGAGGTCAAACCTAAAAAGCAAACTCAACCGCCCAAGTCTAAGAACCCTCGTAGCAAACGCTCACTCAACGAAGCATTCGCATATATCAAAAACCGCAACAAGTGGGAAGCAGCAGAGCAGGTGGCGAAGGATAATGGTTACAAATTCGCGATATGGACTGAAGATGAGTTGACGAAAATGAAAATCCTCAACAAGACTCCAGGAAAACTGAAGAAACTAAAACCGCTCGCTCCGTTCAAGAAAAAGAAAAGTTAGAGTTTCCTTCCTCTATATGCCCCGCGAGCAGTTCGATCGCTCTTATCCATTGGAGAAGTCATTGGACCAGAGTTTATAGTTGTACTGTTGCTTACGTTTGAGTTTTGCGTAGGGGCAAATACAGCGTTGCCAGCTGCCGTAGCAGATTCTTGTTCTTTATTCATTTCTGCTTTTTTCTGTTCCATATCGAGGACGTTAGATCTTTGCGCAGATTCTTGATTACCGCCAACCAACTCTGGGGATTTTGGCGTAATGCTGACTGCGTTTTCGATCTTACCACCAGTTTCCATGGCGATTTGTGCTGCCTCTTCTGGGGTGCTAGCAGTTCCTAACAGTTCGCCCGTCTCTGGATCAGTTACTGGATAACTAAACTGTTGCGCTGCCTCTGCTATATCAGGAGAGAAAGCATCTCCGTTCATCGCTTCCGGAGTTTCCTCTGGTTCTTTTGGTTCAAACGTGAAGTTCATTGAAGAGAAGAAGTTCTTGACCTTAGTTGCAAACTTCTCTTGATCTTGCAAGAACTCTTTAACTTGTTCTGGTGAGGCACCCGAATCAACCATTTGACGAACTTGTTCAAATACTTTAGGACCAACTTCAAACTTATCGTAGGTATCTTCTAATTGTTTAAACTCGTCAGTGACTAGGTTGTCTATAGTTGTACCAGTGTCAATATAGACATTTCCTTTAGCAGTGTCGTCGTCAAATCTGGCGGTTAACGAACTAGTCTTCTCTACGATTTCTTTCTCGCCGAACTCGTTAGTTTTGTACTCGCGCTCCGAACTGTTCGCTATAGCGACTACTTTATCTTGTCGAATCGAACTCGTGTGACCCGACATCCGTTGTGAATCGCCATCTTGTTCGTACTCAGAACCAGAATTAACAATAAACTCGGTATCGCTTGAGGTACGCACACCTCCTGCCACATCAGCTGAACTTTCCGGAGCGAATGGATAGAATGGACCAAACCCAACTTTGCCGACCAGAGGTACGTCAAACTCTATGCGAGGTATGCCGAATCCTTCAAACAAACCTTTGATTAACTTTTTAATTTTTCCAAAGTCAAACAAACCGCCGACCCACTCTTTGATGTCATTGAATCCTTCGATCAGTGGATCTAGTAACCCATCGAATGGAGAAGTTTTAAGATCTTCTATTTGAGGTTGGATGTCAGTATCAATTACAGGTTGGATATTATCGTATTCACCATCGTCTAAATCACTACCCGATGCGCCCATAAATAATCCAGCTTGTGGCGTCCCTATAATACCACCACGCTTACCTGTCGCTGTATTAATTTTAGTGGGCGCAGGAGGTGCTTCTCCTATAACTCGACCACGTTTACCAGTTTCTTTACTAACTTTGGTTGGTACGGGAGGTGCTTCACCTATAACTCGACCACGTTTCTCGGGCACTTTAGTTGGTTCAGATGCTTGAGCAGATGGTTCTGCTCCTTCTGCCTGTGGGAAAAGATCTGGTCCTCCCATTGCAATGGATGCAGTTCTCGCTGCGTTTATTTGCTTGAGTTCTTCTTCTGAAAAATCCGTTCGCGCAACACCATCTTCCTCAACAACCACTCCACCAACTTTTTTAGCAGTCTTACTAGTTTCCTGCTTCCCAGTAAAGTCGTCGAGTCGTTCCTTTCCTTCTTCGCTAAAGTCAGTATCGTCAGTATCAGAAGGTATTTCCATGCCACGCTTTGTGCTTTCTTCCTCTTCTTCGTCGTCACCGCCAAACCAATTTAGTGGGTTGAGTTTTGATGCAAACCCAAGTATACCGTCGACGATCATATCCTTTATTCCGATTACAAAATCTTTCACTGCGTCGACCATACTTCCAAATATATCGGTAATAGAGAACGAATCTAGTATTTCAGCGGCACCATCGAAACCAAAGAAACCTAATATTCCTGATATCAGATCTTTTATCCAGTCCAGCGGGATTGTGAGAATCTTCATAATTCCTTTTATAAAACCTGCTACGCCGCCAAATATTTTATCAAGCAACGTGCCTTCTTGACTCTGGAATCCTTCAATGAAACTCATAATACCAGAAACTAGAGCAGTGACAGCAGCAGCGATAGCAGCAATCGGTAGCAATATCGGTGCGAGAGCAGCGATTATAGGGGAAAGCATGGTCATGAGTCCGGTAAAGAGTCCGGTGATCATAGGCATGACCGTAGCACTAATAAATCCTAGAGTGGCGGTCAAGGCAGAACCAATCGCAGGTAATACGGTTTGAATAAGAGTTGTGCCTATCCTCATCAGGAACGAGAACAGTCCCTTTCCCAATAATTTGATGCCATTTAACAAGAACTTGCCCGCACCCGATATCAACTTACCTGCGCCAGTCAATGCTTTTGTTATACCACCAGCAAGTGTGGGGAATTTAGCAGCAAACAAAGACCAAGCGAGAGCAATTTTACCTGCCCACTCTCCAACGGTTGATACGAAATCTTCGACTGCTGTGAACAACCCAAGTTTTTCTGGGTTCATTCCGTCTTCGAATCCTTTTAAGAACGCACCCTTTATCTTTCCTGGTTTCTTTTCTCCGTCATCACCGCTTTCATCGCGCTGCCTTAACCTTTCTCGAGTATCATCATCTTTCTTTTGCCTATCTGCGATGCTTTCTTCTGTTTGAATAAGATCTTGGAACCCTCTAGAAAGTGTTTCTGGGACAGTGTTCATAAATGTAAGCATGACACTGGTCAGTTCTTGCATTCTTTCCGACAGTTGTCCTACACGGTCAGATATCTCAAACTGAGCATCGAGATGAAGGTCTGAATAATCGTTCAGTTCTTTGAGTTCTGTTACGACGGTTTCTAAGGTTGCCATTTGTTATTCTTAGAGTTAGGTTTCCTTTATTTATATCACATTTTAGACAGTCTTCGTTGTTCTGCCTTCTCGTTTTCTTCTTTAATGTACTCGGTGAGGAGAGTAATATAGATCTCCCTTTCCCACGGTAACATATTTTCTAACTCAGTCAACGAATAATTGTGATGCTGCATCAGGGCGAAGTTAGTCTTGTAATGGTTTACAAGATTATCATGGGAAAGGGTTATCAGAAAAAATCAGACAACCCTTTCAGTTCTAGTACGTTATTCGTGGCGCACTTAATACAATCAAACTCTGCTGTATGCTTTAGTGCTGGACTTTCTTGAAGAAAATCTGTGATATTTTTTATTTGTGTAGCAGTCATTGAGTTTAAGAACTCAACTACTTCTTGTTGTGCAAGATCGGAAGTGTCGATCCTCTCTTCAGCAGTGATCACAGCGGTGACTGACTTTGCCACTAGGTCAATAGCAGCAGAAACATCATTACGAGCACCGTCGACGTCGCCCTCTACCATAGAGTTGAATGTAGGGTATCTCATCTCTACTGAAATACTATCAGTAATTTTGATAATATTCTTTTCCCTCTCTACAGGAATCTCTAATTCTTCAAGATTAATATGGTACTCGTTTGATTGCTCGCATTCTCTGCATCGAATATAAATTGTCGACATCTCGCCTACAGACTTCGAACGTAATTGTGTAAACAAATACTCAATGTCAAAAGTCGCAAGTTCTTGTACCACAATTTTTTCAGAAGGATCTAGGCAAGCAGTGATAGTGTCGCACATCGCCTCAAGGCATGTCTTGGGGTCTTTCGACTCGAATGCTTGAAGTAGAACTTTTTCTTCTTTTACGAGGTAGGGTCTGTATTTTACTTTTTGTCCCGTTGACGGGATATTCATAGTAAAATTCAAAGTTTCATTAATGCGTGGTAACGCCATGATATTCTCCGATAATGTTATGATACTGTATAGTGACTAAAATCTACCGTAACAGTCAATTCTCCAACAGCGCCAGCTTGTTGGTTGTTAAATTCAATTTCATTGATTGCTGTAGGGTATGCACCTTCCAGCGTTATTGTGTATTTCTTTGCGCCAAGTTTATCTAGTTGAGAAATTTTTATTTCTTCAACATAGTTATCTCGGTATCCGACAGTGTACGGTGGCGTAGGATTAACTATCCTATCCATCCATGCTTGCCAATATTTTCGAGCAACATAATTTTGAGTGAGATAAAACGTCATTGACACTGCACTAAAAGTGTACCCAGAAGCAACCTTTATTGGTTCTAGACCTATCTGACGATCTAACGTCGCAAGAGTTTTAGAAGGCAAGGAAACTTGGGTACATAATTCGTTTACAGGTTGCGAAGGTTGGAAATCTACAAAGTCGCCGGATGGTGTGCTACCTGCCACTAAAGGAAGTTTGACTTCCCATCGGTTGATATATGCTGGTCCGCTCTCTTGTTCAAATCTTCCGCGAAGGGTATTTGTACTAAAACTCATGTCTTTTTCCTAGCGATTTCTCTACTGTCTTTATAAACTCTTGATTCTGCTGCCTTACGCCATGAAGCGAGTGGTAAGTGTACAGCAACTTCCCATTCTGGCGCTGGCACGTTTGCCATTCTACCATATATCTGATCGTAACGATATCGCTTGATGCATGCTTTATGTGCTCTCAGTTGCGTTCTAGATTTTAGATAATCATAATCTATTTTCAAATATGTATTCCATCTAAACTCGCTTTGACTTGCACGATTAAGTAAATTGTAGAACAACCTTTGGCGCAAATCTATCGGGAGGTAATGTAGGTTCAATCCCATAAAACCGCCATCGTAGATATCCAACATAATCACCAAAGGGAACCTGTCAAAGTATGGCATTTTTTGCCTACCAACAGGATTGTAGCGAAATAAGTACATCCTGCCTTTAAACTGATTCGCCGCCATCTTAATCGGTGGATTCCTGACAATGCTTTGGCGATCCACTTGTTCTCTATTTATTTCGCGAATCCTGTCGTAAAACCACTCTTGCGAAAGTTTAGAGTGTGCTTCGATACCATCTTGCTCAAGAAGGTCTTTGTATTTTTCGAACAGGTTCTCATCCATACGATGTATTTATACTAAATACTTACATGAAAATACATCATAAAATTTGGGAATGGATCAAGTCGCTCTTTATAGACCGATACGAGATCACTATCTATTTTCCTGGTCCCATTGAGGAACGTCAGGACGGTTCTAAGTTATTCAGCGCGAACCCTAAAACCTTTAAATGTAAAAGGAAACCACTAGTCAGCAAAGACAAGTGCGTGTTCCGTTTTACTACACTAGAAAAAAAGGTGTACAAAGTCGAGACAGTGGAACCTGTCGGATTTGACATTGTAAAGGTAAAATAAAAAAGGGCACCGAAGTGCCCTGTCTTCCCAATCAGTCAGCGTTCGCTAATTTCTGGAAGTAAGAGAAAGCATCCTCGTCTCCGTCATCACTTGCTTCTTCAGCAGTGGCAGCGGCACTTACCTTGATCTCAGGAACAGCAGCAACTGGAGCAGGTGCTGGATCAGCAACTGTTTCCATCGCTACTTGCTGTTGAGGAGTATGGGCAGATTCGCCCAACACTTCCATCAACTTTGCCTGAAGTTGATCAAACGACTTATAGTTCGCAGGATCGACAAAGGTAGAGATGTCATGCAACGAGTTAACTGCTGCTTGCAGTTGAACATCGTCACCGTCGAACAATGGTGAAGGTGCTTTAAACTCGGAACGATCATAATTACGATACCCTTCAACGTTGCGAATCTTCAGTTGGAAGTCAGCACCGTTCCACAGGTCAAACGGATCGACGGGAGTCTCTCCAGGAAACTGTGGTTGCATCAAGTCTTGGATCTTGTCAAAGATCTTTTTACCGAACTGATACATGAAGACTTTACCTTCATTCTCAGGAGCAGAAGGATCAGAGATTACCAAAATGTTAGTAACATAATGGAGTCGTCGTTTCTGCTTACGAACCTGTTCAC